CGATAGATGATTCGACAGTTGCCCGGTTCAACCGCCGCCAGCGGGTAACGCATGTAGAACGTCACGGCGAAGTTCGACACAATCCCCTCGGCTTGCACTGATTCGCTGCTGCTGTTCTGGACGACGCCAGCGAATCGCAGCGGGCTGGCAATGTCAACCCATGCGGTCGTGGTAGGTTCGCCAGCGTAGTTGACGCCCGTTGTCCGCGTCTGCACGCGCACGAGTTCACGCATCGCGCCGGGGTCAATCTGGTTTCGCCGTGGTACTGGAAACATGCTCGCTCCTAGAAAGCAGTCAGGCGGAAGGGATGAATCAGCCGGTGCAAGGCTTGGAAGTGGTCGTCGCCCATCGGTTCGTTTCGGTGGTCGTAGTACCAACCAACATGTAGCAGCACCGCCTGGCGTAGTGGTTGGGGGACTGCCGCCGCAAGCCCGTAGCCAGCGACGTAGGTGATGCGGATAGCCCCCCGCGTCTCGAATCCGACACCTTGGCGCCTGCGGTCATCGCCGACCAACCCCAGCGAGAGTTTCGGCCATGCACCAGCCGAGAGCGAGGGCCATATCTTCGCGGGCGCGTCCTCGGTTGCCGCTTCAAGTTCATACTCGGAAGTCGCTAGAACCGTCCATGTGCCAGCGGCGTTGCGGTATTCGACGACCGTATCGCTTGGCGTAGTCGAAACATTGCCACCCGGAAGCAAGATCGGCGCATCGTCATCCGGCCACTGCGGGATAAACGCTCGCCGCGTTTGCGTGATGAGTGCGCGATGCGTGTGCGTTTCCACCCAATCCCGCGCGGCTGCGATGAGGATGGTAATTGTCGAGTCGTCTGCGGTCGTGTCCTGACGAACCCACGCACGCGCCTCTGCCGTTGAAACAGGCTCGGTCGCAGGTGCAACCGTCACCTTGAACGGCGGAAACTCATCGGGGCGATAGGCGTTGATGTCCATGCGCAACACTACACAGACAAATGAAAAACGCCCGCCGCCAACACAGCGGACGGGCGTTGTTACGTGGCTGAATCTCTTACGGCGTACCTTCGACGTAGCCGGGAGCGACTTGCGTGACGATGCGGTTGGTGCCGGTCTGCACGATGGGCAGAGGGCCGCCAGCGCGGTACTGCACCGCATACATATCAGTCGTCGCCGTGGTAGCACCGGCGCGAATGACGTTGATGCGGACGTAACGATCTTGCACCTTGGGCAAGTTGATTTGCAGGTAGTCACCGTTGGCAACCGCGGTCGCGCGGCTACCTGCGATGGTGGCTGCATCGCTCATGTTCGACTGGTTGCCTTGTTCAACGCGAACGAAGTTGCCAGCGTTGGCCGTGGTGATGCCGTTGCCGAAGAAGATGATGCCGTCATAGCCACCGTCTGCGGCCATGTCGAACGTCACACCGTCCTGCTGAGTCGTTGCCGTGGTCGTGCCGACGAGGGCGCGAGTCACTTTGATCTGGTCCGTGATGTTGCGGATGCTCATTGTTTCTTTCCTTTGCCGCGTGTTTTCTTTGCGGCTTGTGGTTCGTGTTCTGCTTCCAGACGAATGGCCCGCATCTCTGGCGACTCTGGTTCTTCCGGCTCGATTTCGACGAACTCGGCAAACCCGTTTGCCACCAAAGCCGCCGCCTCAGTCTCGTTGAACTCTGCCTCATCGCCGCGAGTGAAACTGCGGGCGATGCTTCCAACCGGACTGAGAAAGCGAATGAGTGCCATGCGTCTATCCGTGTCGTCGATTCATAAAAGCCCGGCGCGAGTGACGACAACCCGCGCCGAGCCGAAAGGGGGCTTAGGCGTTGGCGAGTGACTTGATTGCGGCGGCGTTGATGACGCGGCCATCAAACCGGAAGAAGCCGACGAAGTAGGTGCTGTTGGTGAGGAGGCCAAGGTCGCTGCTGCGGCCAATGGCAATCTGACCGACGCGGCGAACCTTGTACTTGCTAAGGTCGCCGTACAGGGCAATTTTCGTGCCGGTAGCAGCACCAAGGTTGCTCATGGCTTGGTTGATGAAGTAGCGGTTGCCGAGAAGCAGGCCGGGCGCGCCATCGGCAAGGCTTGCCGACATAGCGGGCATCCACGCCGGGCGACCGTCAGCATCGACGATTGACCGAATCACGCGGAGCGTCACGTCGCTGAACATGAAGCCCGCGCTGCTGCTTGCGCGGTAGGCGGGATCAACGCTGTGCTGCAAGTTGAGAAGGTTGGCGTAGGTGATTGTGGTGCTGCTTGCGGTGCTGGAACCTGAAGCGGTCGCACCAGTGACGATACCTTGCGGGTCGTTGGTGCCGGTGCCGTTCGTCAGGCGGGCGTTCATGCGGCGGCCAGCACGCTCGGCGAGGAACTCGCTAAGCAGGCTTTCCATCGGGATGCCGCTGTCTTGCAGGATGGTGTTCGACACTTGAACGTGGCCGGTCGTGCCGAGGTAGGCGCGAAGGACGTTTTGGCCGAACAGAGGATCAACCGAAGCAGCCGACACGTTTTCTTCGATTGCCGCGCCAGCGTTTGCGGTATCGTCAACGCTGGGCCAGAGGATGTCTTCGCCGCTCGTGGTCGTCAGCACGTCAACGGGGGCTTGCAGGACGCCGGAGTAGTCGAGCATTGCACGCTCGATGTTCGCGTTGAACGAAACGGGCAAGGTGAAGCCACCGCTGCCGCCAAGGTTGGTTGACAACGCACGGAGCGAGGCGGCGGGCTGTTGACCAGTGCGGAACCACTGCTCAAACGCTTCGCGCTGCTCGGCATCGTTCGCGGTTTCCTTGCGGGTTTCGGTTGCCCACTGACCAGCCTTGCGGACGTTGGCTTGGTATTCGCGGATGTTGCGAACCTTGCCATCGCCAGCGGGGGCGTTGTCGGGGTTGACGTTCGCGGCTGCCTTCTCGAACCATGAGCGAGTCGCCTTGATTCGCTTGTCGGCATCGGCCATGCGAGCTTGCGCATCGGTCAGTGCGTCCGTTTCTTCCTTCGTCATGTCGCGGTTTTCGGCGGTAAAACGGGCGACAATCTGGTCGCCTTCGTCCTTCGCCTTGTTGAACTCGGCTTGGCTACGAGCAAGAACCGTGTTCAAATCAACATTGATGCTGAGCATCTGTTACTCCTGAGCCACACGGCTCGAAAACCACGTAACAGAGGAACCTACCCGGACGTATTCAGATTTCCCAAACGTCACTGCGACAATTTCCACGAGTTGATGAGCCACGCGGTGCGGGCCGAGATACCCGGCTTTGCTGCGGGCTTGTCGAGTGCTTCCATCGCGGCGAGTTGGTCGGGCGTGAGCGAACGCGCCGCAAGTTCGGTTTGCGGATACGCGGGGAACGTCACGGGCGAAACTTCGATGAGGTCTGCCGCTTCGATGGTGGTGCGGATGATTGCTTTGCCGCCCGCCGCCGCTTCCTCCCGCTGCTCGGATTGCTTGCGGATGTAGAAGCCGAACGACATGCCCGTGAGGTCGCCACGCTTGACGCTGGCGAGCGTGTCGCGTCCGACTTGGGTATCGGGCAGGTGGATAGCCACCCGCAAGCCCTTGTCGTCTTCCGTCAATTCGAGCGTGTTGGAGGACCGACGACCAAGCAGGTTGCCGCTGTCATGGTTGAACAAGGCGCGAATGTCATCGTTTCGGGCGAGGCTTTCTTTGAACGCGGACGGTGCGATGCGTTCGTAGAAGACGACGTTTCGCCCCTCGAAAAGTTTGGTTTCTTGATTGAACACGGCGGCGTAACCGTCGAGGGTGCCGATTGAGTTGGGGGCGGCGTCACCTGCGCGAACAGTGAGGCCGTGAGCAAATGCGCGGTTGAGTTGCTTTTCCATGAAGCAACCTACCCGGACGTTGCAAGATTTCCTCGCTCCGCTATCGCCTTCTCAATACGCTGCTTCGCAATCTCGCAGTAGGCGGGGTCGAGTTCGATGCCGATGAACTTGCGGCCTGTCTTCACGCAGGCGACTCCGGTGGTGCCGCTGCCCATGAATGGGTCGAGGATGGTGTTGGCTTTGGGCAAAAAGCCGAGGCACCATACCATGACAGCAACGGGCTTTTGCGTCGGGTGAGTGGATATAAACTCAGTATTCTCCTTAGATTTCGGCGCAAATCCCTTCTCACACCCGCGTCCATAAGTAAAAATTCGAGC